GCAAATATTGTGTCATCAACAGGTAATATTAATTTTGTTTCTTCGTTTGCATAAACCATAGAAGTTTCAGCCGAAGAGTATTGTCCTCCAACTTCATTGAATACATCAATATTAGCAACTGTTAATACTCCATTAGTATTTTGTATTAAACTTCTAACTTCAGATAAATAAACATTTTGACCTAATTGTCTTGTCTGAGGATTAAGGTATGCTGATAGTTTATCAACAACACTTGAAATTACTTGACCTGAATTTTGGGCGGAATCTAACACAATAGAAATATCCATACTTAAATCAATTACTTCTGCACTAAAGATAGAAATATAATCATTCATCATTCTATAGTTTGATAAATAATTCGCGATATTTTGTCTTAATGTGTTTGAAACAATATTGGTTAATTTACCTGAAGTGTCATATGACAATATTTGAATCAATATCTTATTATCGTTTTCCGTAATAGATACTTTTGCGGGTGCTCCAAATTGAGCTGGCATGTTTCTAATTAATGATTCGTAGTCTTGAACTGTTACTGCTCTTTTTTGTGCTGCAAAGTTAAATGAAACATAGTTTCGAATCTCTTCAAGTGATGGTATACCCGCTCCACCAACAGCTGCGGTTACGTTAACACACCTCAATGAATTAACCACGGATGAGTTTGTAGTTTCAGAAGGACCATTCACAAAGAATGATACGGTACCAATAGAGTTAATTACATTTGTACCTAAGTTTGTCGCCAAACCTCCACCAACTCTATATTGAACAAACAAAGTTGAATTTGGTGTTAGTGTTGCACCTAACGAAAGGTTATTACTATATCGTTGTAAATCTAATGTCGCACCTAGTGTTGTAAATTGATTTAATTGGTCTTGAGCAGTGTTTGTACCTCCACCAAATGTCATCTTTTTAAATCCTTCAGGTGTATATTCAGTAATAAATCTATCTTGTGTTTGAATATATCTACCAACTTTAATACCAGGTTGGTCAGACACTTTTGTAGGGTCTTCAACAAACACTCTATCTTCAGCCAAAGCGTCCACCTCATACCATCTATTATCTAAACCTAAGAATTCTGCAGTTGTTGGTACGTTGGTATAGGTAGTTCCATTTTTTAATAATACACTTGTAATTCCTAATACGTTTTTTTCAGGTAAAAATAATTCAAAGAATGGTTTAACATCATTAGCTCCAATTACTTTTTTAAACACTTTTGTAATACCATTAACAACAAGTTCCCTTTTTGTAATTGTATAGTTAATTAATATGTTATTCGCATTAAAGTTTGGAATTTTTAATCTATTTGGAAATCCTTGAGCGTTATATGGTGATGCAAAATCAACATCATAAACATTTTCAAATACAATACCAGCACCAGTAACTTGAGAACCTCTTGATAAAGTACCTAAATATCTTTCATCTTCTTTGTCACCAAAGGCAGGAACCGTAATTGAAAAATCTACTAACGATACCGATGGTCTTTGACCTGGCAATTTTAACCCATATGTTCTTGCAATGTTGTAAATTGAAGACCTTTGTTGAGCATACTGTAAAACGGTTTCTTGAATACTTCTATCAATATTATAATGTAAGTTATCCGCAACTGCAGCATTTAAATCAAGAAAAACAGTGAACACTGAGGCATCATTAAAATCTTGAATTAAATCAGGATAGTAAGTTTTTGCGTAATTTAAGAGTTCAGTTCTTATTGACTGATAATCTCTACTAGTATATGATATTCTGTTATTTGCCATCTTATTTAAATATTGATAATTACAAAATCACTCTGACCAAATGTAGCCCCGTTAGTCGAGTAATCTATTCTTATTTTTGCTGTGTATTCTGAAGTACCTTTACCTGGAAATCTATAGATTGATGATTCACTGGTTCCAATCAAGTTTTGTCCTGTCGCTATATCCACTTCTTCTTGTGGGTCTGCAGGAGTAATACTTAAACTATTAACCAATAGATTTGGCATAAAGTTTTCAATTGCATCTCTAATGTCAGATTCAATTGCATTAAATGTTAATCCGTCAAATGGTTCAAATAAAAACTCATATAATCTAGTGCCAAATTCTGGTAAAAAATATCTTGAACCTTTTCTGGTTAACAACAAATGTATTAAAGCAGCCTTAATTTCCTGAGATTGAAGCTCCGTTAATTCTAAATAATCCCCTCGTTTTGAATCTCTGAACGGAAAATTTATACCATATGTTATACCATTAGCCATTGTTTATAAATATAGTTGTATTTCCTTTTTTGTAAGCAGGAAAATAAGGACAATGTCTACAACCATTTCCACAACAATTACCACGTCTCAAATGATAATGTTCTGTGAAAACATATTTTCCATCCTCAATATAAAAGTCAAAAGGAGGAATCTCTTCCCCCTTATCTGACTCGTTAATATTTGTATGTTTTTTATTTAATCTCACAAGCTCCTCCAGCACAAGCTAATTCACCACTTAAATCTGTTTCATCTGTCAATTCAATAACTTTTGATAAGTCAATTGAGTGAAGTTTTGAAAACAATTTTTCATATTCTTCTTTAGTACAATCAGTAAAAGGTGCTTGAACGTAACTTCCATTATCATACGGAAGTACAGATAGTCCATTATAAAAATCTCTGTTATCCCACATCCACTCACCAGCTAATTCCCAATCTTCAGGTTTTAAACTAATTGTTGCCGACACATTATGCATATTTGAACCAGTTCTGTGACCAGGTTTAATCCATTCTTGTGTAATTTTTTTAACCCTTTCTAATAATTGAAATGGACTTTCTGTTCTTAATATTGAACCTTCAGGTGCTTTTTGTGGAACCGAAATAACCGCTGTGTCATGTGGACGGAAGAATTCATCTTCAACTAATTCAGGGTGATTTGTTATCAAGTAATTATAAATTGATTCATTCTTACCAACACGGACTCTACGAATGTAATAATCATTGTGCCAAGCATGAATTCCTGATGATGTTCCTAACGTTAATGAAGTCGTTCCTGCTGGTTTAACAGTTGTCATACGAGCTGATTTATTGATACCAATAAGTTCAGCAACTCTTGTGTTTTCTTCTTTAACTGCCTTTGCGGCTTCTTTCATGTTATAACCTAACACCACGCCCGAACCAATACCTGTCATAGATACACCAATCAACGCATCTTTTTCAGTCGTTCTTTTCCAAACATCTCTTAAGTAATGGAAATCTGTATAACCTGCCTGTAATGTTCCAATAAATGCTGCCGCTTTAACACGAGTATTTAAGTCTTCTTGTGATTCAATGTCAGATACGTTAACCTCACATAAATTACAGAATTGGTTTGGTCTTAACGCAATTTCACAACATGGATTTGTTCCCCAATCTTTATCGTTTGTAAAGTAGATACCTGGTTCACCAGCCCCTGAAGCTTCAACTCGTTTCCATAAATCCAAGAAAAATTCTTTTGTAATCTTATGTCTAACAAGTGCCGCTGAGTTGTTTGCTCTACCTCTTTGTGGATTTGTCTCCCACCAAGAACCTGATTTACAAGCAATCATTTCGTTGTCATCAGCACTGAATAAAGAAATAAGTGCCGCTCTACGAATACCACCTGCTAATACCGCGTCAGCAATATGACATACCATATCATGAACTTCAATTGGTGTTAGTTTTTCACCATCTTCTTTTGCATCCAACATACTTTTTAATTTGTGAATACAATCTTTCAAAGGTTGAGGTCCTGGAGCTTTACCACCTGATGTTACAAGTTGAGCCCCTTTTGGTCTGATATCAGAAAAATCAAATTCAGGTGTTGATAAATGCTCACCAAAATAAGATTTGAATAATACTTTAATAGCGTCTGCCCATCCTTCAATAGAATCTCCAATTAAGAACCGTCTTAACCTATTTGATTTTGGTTTTCTAATTTCAGGTAATTTTTCAACATGATGTTTTTGTACAGAATATCCAACACCAGTTCCTCCTAATAATAAAAACATTGACTCCGCAAACGCATCTAAATGGTCAATTGGTAAGTAAGCACAATTGTAAATTCTGTTAGGAGAAATCTCAATTGGTTTACCACCAAATTGCATTGACCTCATTGAAGGTAATACTTTTTTATCATATACCATTTGATATACTTCTTTAATCTCATCTTTCAATGATGGGTATTTTTTAATATGCATATTCATATTACGAGTAACCAACTCTTCCCATGTTTCTCTTCTATTTAACTCTGGTACGAACTTAGCGTACTTCATGTAAACAGTTAAATCCGACAATATCTTTTGTGATGCGTCCATAATTCTTGTTTGTTTATTTTAATTTATATTATTGTTTTTGCTCTTCTCTTTGTTTTCTCTTTTCTAAGAGTTCTTTAACTCGGTCACGTTTTCTTTCTTCTTGTTGTTCTTCAAAACCTAAGAATGTTACAGAACTTTCAGTATCTATTTCAAGGAGTTCGTTGTTGAACTTACAGTTCTCAAACACAACCCCATCTTTACCAATACGTGATTTGGTAATTGCAATTGTTGCCAAGTTCATTTCTTTCTGTTGTAAACTTTTTGCTACAGAAATGATAACGTGTCCAACTTGTGCCTTCTTAATGGAACCACCCATTTGGTCTGTAGTAACAACATCAGAAGATATTGAACTTCTATTCCCTTGAGTTGCAGTCCATCCAACCAATGATAGTTCGTGACACATCGCCTCAAAACCTCTCATTACCGAACCTTCAGCTTTCCATTCATCTTTACTTGAACTTTCAGGTACCACACAATCAATGTAATCCAAAAGAATCAAATCAATTTTTGTCCCGTCAGCAATCATTTTTCTGACTTGATTTTTGATTTGATTCATAGTCATAGTATCTGAAGGGAGTTTTTGTAAAATTAACTCGTTCTTCATTGTTTCTTGGATTTCAGTAATTTTAGCCATTACTTCTACTTTGTTTTTTACCAAGTTATCAGGTTCAATACCCGTCCAAAGTGTAAAGTGTTTACGTTGTACTATCTTTGGGTTGTCTTCGAAAAATATTTGAAGTACATTGTACCCAAGATTAAACGCTGTGTTCGCAATTTTGGTTAGAATAGTGGTTTTACCAACACCTGTGGGTGCTAAGATAACACCAATTTCTCCTTTTGCCAAACCTCCTTTAAGTAATCTGTCAATACCTGGTATACCTATTGGTATTGGATGACGAAAATCCTCATCAAGTACGGTGTCAAGGTTAGAAAAGATATCGGTCATACCTGTCTCTCTCTCCCCAACTTGAAGAGCGTCACGAACTAAACTTTCAACTTTGTCATAAGATTCAAAATCTCCTTCAGTAATAATTTTTTGAGCTTTATCCATAGCCTTCTGAAGTTCTTGTTGTTTACAAAACTTCAACGCCTTCTCTTGAACAAACTGTGTTCCTTCAAATGGTGCATCTTTTACTTGTTTGATGGTATCAAGAACGATTTTGGCAACTAACTCTTGTGAAATTTCAGATTTTACTATTTGTTCAAGAGTATCAAAGTTAGGGGTAGACTGATATTTTGCATGATACTCCTTTGTCATTTGCAAGATAATTTTAAAGTACTTATTATCAAAATAAACACTTTCAATAACATCCATAATTGATGTTGAAAATTCTTTATCTACAATAAGTTGGTTTAAAAGTTGTATCTGGAAAGTGTTCCCTAAGTAATCAAAATTCTTGTTCATATATCGTTTTAGTATCCCCTGTTTTATTAAATATTTACTTGTTTAGGTCAACGCCCAAATATTCAAAACTTAATTTTTGTTCTGAAAAAATGTCAGTTAGTTCACGGAGAACATCTTTCAAAAATGGTCGTACGTCAACAGTATAACGAACTTTTGGTGGAAATAATTTTCCGTCAAAATATCTATGACAAATTGTCTGTTCTCCAATTCTAACATAAAGATTGAATTGTTCACTACCTTCAGTAAATGAGGTGTCGAGAATTGCGGGGTCATTAACAATTGCATCTTTATTATCAATCATATAGATAATTGTTTTCATCTTTAGATGATACTGAAGTTCTTCTTTCAGTTGTTTCATAAAGTAATACAAGTCCAATGAGTTTTTTGCTTCAGGATTGAACCCTCTAACGTTAAAGAATCTCTGAACTACGATGTTGTCATTCAACGTCAATAGGAATTCCATTTTGGTGCTGTCTTGCTCTTTCATAATTTAATTTTTGTTTGTTGTGTTTCTTTTTTCTTTTCTTGTTAATTTCATAAATGGTTTGAGGAAGTTGACCCAAGCTTCGTCATTCTTGGGAAGATACTTAAATAAACCGTCTTCCATCATCATTCTCATTAAGTTTTTGTAACCTCTATCTGTTGGGTCTATTGTATCAGTTAATATCTGTTCTACTAATTCTTTTCCATCATCTGTTATTAAAGGATTATTAAGGTCTACGATAATTTTATTTGTAAGATAAAACTGTTCTCCAAATATAGTTGATTTTGTTTTACCTTCCAAAAGATTTACCAATGTTTTTATAGGTTTCTTTTGCGGGATATTTCGTGCACAATCCAAGATTTCTTCCATAGTGCAGGGTTTTTCCTGCACCTGAGGGAAAAACTTAACTAATGTTTTTTCTCCAAGTCCTTGGATTCCATCAATATTATCAGATTTGTCTCCAGTGAATATCTTTGTTAATAATACATTGTAGTGAGGTATATCTACTTTGTTCAGAGATATCATATCTCCGTTTTTAAAGTATTGTTTTGTGATAGGTGAATAGATTGTCACATCCGCCGAGATAAGCTGTGTAAGGTCTTTATCCGCAGAAAAAATGATAATCTTTTCGTCTTTAGATATCTTACAATAATAAGCAATAAGGTCATCCGCTTCATTGTCATGCATTTCGACCTGTCTTACAAATATCTCTTCAAGATATTGTTTGATTCGAGACTTCTGATACAAATACGATTCGTACTTGTATTCATTCATATCATCTTGTCGTCTGTTTGCCTTGTACTGCGGATATATAGATTTTCTGATAGATGAGTTTGAGTCCCCATCCCAAAACACAACAACTTTATCATGGTTGTGCTCTTCAAGGAATTTGCGGAGTATGTTCACAAAGTGAAATACTCCACCCACATGAGCTCCGTCGTTATACACGTCTTTTGCTCCATGGAATCCTATCTTAAATAAATTATCTCCGTCTACTAATAATGTTTTAATCACGTTTGTGATTTATAATGTGAACAATATACTAATCTTCTTTCTCTTCTTTTAAATCAAAATCTAAAGATGTAACCCCAAGAATATCCTTCCAATAGTCAGCATATTCTTTTTTGTAAGACTCAATAGATATTTTTTCTTCTGCTGCTTCTTTTCCTGCTAAGAAACCATGTGGTGTTACAATTATCTTTCCATCCTCATAACCCAAACCATTAATGTGGTTTTTCATTACAGAAACTTTTGTTCTAATTGCAAACTTAACACTTCTTTTATCTTTTGTCGCAGTAATCTTGTTTGTTCCTGCCCCTTTTTGGTTACCAAATAAAAACACTAATGATGAGTTTAACCAAATGGCTTCACCACCTTTAGCTTTAATTTTTGGTTGACCGAACGGATTATCAGGTAATTCAACCCATGGTTGGTTAACAATAACCAATGTGTTTTCGTATTTTGAGTCAGATTTACGAGAACCTGAAATACGTTGGTTAATACCCATACCAATTTTGTCCGCAAGGGTAGATGCATTATGTTGTTTACCTCCTTTACCTTCAAAGGTCATCTTACAAGGAACTGAACCAACAGAATCCCATAAGAATAATAAACTATAATCTAACTCACCTTTTTCTTGTGCGTCCAACAAACTATTAATATAGTCGGTAATTTGTTCAATGTAACTAAAGTTATTATTGAAGATGTAAAATCCATCCCAATCTAACTCACCTGTTGTTTCATCAACAACCTCTTCACATTCAAAACCCATAAGTTTTGCGTGTTCAAAAGACCATTTTTGTTCTGTAATGATAAACACAGGTAGGATTCCTTTTTTCTGAGCATCAACGGCAGTTTTAACCAACGCTGTAGTTTTTCCTGTATCTGAGTGACCCAAGAACATATTTAAATGTCCAATTGCAGGACCAGGTAATCCAACCGCATCTAAGAAATCAGGACCTAAATCAAAAAATCTTTGTGGTTTGTATTTTGCAGAAGTTGAGAATTTTTTCTTAACTGAACTGAAATCGTTTTTCTTTATTGCCATAATGATATAAATTAATCATGTATGGTACCATACAAGATACCATACATGATGTGTTTTGTTTTATTAGAAAGGTAAATCTGTGTCAACCTCGTCATTCGCTTGAGGGTCAACGATAGGTGCCTTTGTTTCAGCTTTTTTAGCTCCACCCATAGATGTTGTAGATTCGGTATCGTTACCGTATACATAACCACCTTTATCACTATCCCATTTTGGAGTTTCTCCACGAGCGATTGCTTCAAGATAGTCAACAGGTTTTTTAGAGTATACGTCCAACCAAGTCAACTCGTCATTAATCCAAGAATCACCTTGAACCTTTTCTTCGTGTATCGCTGTTGGGTCGTCATACATAATTGTAGATACACTTGTGTATTCTTTACCTGCAGGTGTTTTAGATTTTGTTAATTCAATGATAAGGTCACGTCCTTTTTCAGGGTCTGTGATATCACCTTTATTTCTCCAAATTGGAATGATTTTGTCCAAGATGCCATCGTTCTTGTAATTGTGTTTAAATCTCCAAAATTTCGGACCGTCTTCTTCTCGGTCTCTGTCAATAACTTTTACGATATAGAATTTACGAGACTTATATTGTTTCGCCAATTCTTTATCAGATTCTTTACCTGTTGACATCAATTCTTCATAAACCTCGTTTAAAGGAGAACGCTCATTGTCATTCTTTCCTGGGTCATAGAATTTTTGCCATTGTCCACCTACTTGGATTTCGTGATACCAAGCTTCTTTAAATGGTGAAGAACCATCTGGTGTAGGTAGGATACGTATTCTACGTTGTCCTGATTTCTCTTTGTCTCCTAAGATTAAAGCGAAATACTTTTTCATTCTTTCGTCTTGCGACATTTTGTTTTGGGCCCCGCCCCCTTGTTGTGATTTTTCGTACTGTGCCAATACGGCGTCTAATGAACTCATCATGTTTTTTATTTTTTAAATTGTTAAGTTGTTATGTAAATATAGTATAGTTTTCTGAGTTTGTCAAATAAAAAAGCCACCTTTTGGGTGGCTTTCATTATTCTCTTAATTAATATTATTTGTATTTATATTCGTCTTT